TATGGAAGCCATGGCTGGTGATATGATGGCAGGTGCTTTACAGGATGATGGTATGCAATGGGCAAACACAATGGCAGATATGGCAAGCACTGCAATGGCAGGTGGTCCAATCTCCATCGACTGCAGGGTTAGTCTTGATCCCGCAACAATGGATATTTCTGTGGAGAAACTGTGAGAGATTCTTTATTAATAGATGAAGAAGAAAAATGTTGTGAGTGTGAAAACTGCACATGCGACCCTTGCGAGTGCACAACTGAAAACCCATGCGGATGTGACTGATGGCTACAAGTCCCTACATTCATCATTATAGAGATTTAGGTGAGCAAGGACTGATACAGTCGATCACTGCTGAGACTATTTTCCTCGGTGGTCGCGACGTAATATACCTGCCCAGGGAGGATTACAATCGTGAAGATGCAATCTTTGGGCAGGCGACTCAACTTATCTTTAAAACCTCATTCAATGTGGCAATGCTTGTTGAATCAACAGAAGGTTTTGAAGGTGAGGGTGAGTTTTATTCCAAGTTTGGTCTTGATATCAAAGATAGGGTCACTCTGTCCCTATCAAGAAAAACTTGGGAGGAATTAAACATAGAATCTGTTTCACCTGTCAACCTTGCAAACAGGGAAGATGCAGATGGATACGACAGACTTTTATTAGAACTTTCTACCAGGTATATAACTCAGGAAGATACGTTAATCACTGAGAACTTGGATAGGTTGGTATCAGAGGATACTGAAAACGCATTTATAACCCAAGTGGATGATTTGGTGTTGGAGGTGCAGGATTTAGAGTTAGGTATTGATAGACAGATTGCTGAGGATTCTGGTGGTACAAGAGAAGTAGGTCTGATTGATGAGGAAAGTGGAGCAGGTGGTCCATTTGGAGAGATAGCATACATCACGATGGAAGAAGAGGATGTAGTAGGTACACCAGATCACCAAATCGCTGATGAATATTATCATGACAGTGATAACTCTCATTATTTCCAAGTTGATCATGAGATACCAGACCCAGATTACGTCCCTGAAAGATTAGTAGTAGATCACGAGATTATTGAAGGACAAAGTGTAAATGATAGACTTGTGTTTGAAGATGGATCAGGGGATACATTTTTAACTGAAGACACGACCCAACATGGTAGTAGGCATCGTCGTCCGATGGAAGGTGATCTCATATATTTCCCTTATAATCAAAAGTGTTTCCAAATCACTTTTGTTGAGCATGAGTCACCCTTTTATCCAGGGGGTACCCTGCCACAGTTCCAGTTGACGTGTGACTTATTGGAGTACTCCAATGAAATATTTATTACTGGAATACCTGAGATCGATAGCATCGAGGATAACCTCTCTCAGATGGCAGTTGAAGCATCCTGCCTTACTATTGAAGGTGGTGCTTCTGGACAGTTTGAACGTGGCGAAATCATCCGTCAGACTACGATACTTGGAACTAACGATAGCAATTCTAGCTCTCCAAGTGCTCGTGTTCTTACTCATGATCCTAACACTGGTAAACTTATCGTCGCACCTATGACGCCAGGACTATCAACAGGTGATCAAGTCTTTGGCACAAGAACAAAGGCATATACAACATTAACATTCATAATTGCAGATGGCATTGGATCATCACCTAGTGTCCAACTTGAGGAACTTCAGGATAGTGCTGATGAGCAAGCAATGAATGTTGAAATTGAGCAAGTGGCAGGAGACTTTATTGACTTCTCCGAGGTCGACCCATTCTCAGAAGGGAACTTTTAATGTTCGGTAGACACTTATATCACAGAATGGTTCGCAAATATGTTTCTTATTTTGGTACCCTGTTCAATAATATTGAAGTACGTAGATATGACAAAGATGGGGGTATTATTGGACGCATACGGGTGCCTTTATCATACGCAAGTAGAGATTACTATCGAACACGTATTTTAACAGATCCTGAACTTACACGGCAAGCATCGCAGATTTTACCTCGCATGGGGTTTATGATGACATCCATGGCGTATGATGTAAGCAGGAAAATGAACCCACTTCACAATTATGTTTCCAGAAACCGAGATGGAAAAACTGTGATGATGGGCAATAACATACCCTATGATTTCTCATTCGAGTTGCACGTATGGTGCAAAATGTCTGAGGATGGTCAACAAATTATAGAACAAATATTACCTAACTTCCACCCTGATTTCACTGCCTCACTTAAACTTGTAAGTGATATGGATTTGAGTTTGGATGTTCCGATTATATTGGACTCTGTAACTAATGATGACTCATACGAAAATAGTGCTGACGGGACTCGAGTGATCATATGGATTCTTCAATTCACATTAAAAGGATTTTTCTTCCCAGGAGTCAAGGACCCTGGTGGAACTCTTATCAAGCATGTGGATTTGCATTTGTCTGCTGGAGCAAGAGGAGAAGGATTTAACAGTAATCTGGAAATAAAACCTTCGCCTTCATCAGCAACTCAGTTTGAACCATATACGATAACGACTGATCAAAATTTTTATGATACTGCAATGCACTTTAATCCAGTGACCTGTGAACCGCAACTTGATCCTTACGAAGCATAAAGGCAAAAATGGAAAAGTTAGGACTGGTCGCTCTTGCCATTTTGATGGTAGGATGCACCAAAATCATCGAAGTAGAAAAAATAAAAGAAGTAAAAATGGGCACGTATACTGGCACATATCCCACAGAAGATGTTCGGGTAATGTGGCAGTCTTGTTTTGCGGGACACCAGCAAGCAAGAAGAGTTCCCCCACAGGTTGCAGCAATTATTTGCGATTGTGTGGCTGATCAGACAAGGGTCGATTTCAAAAGAGATGACATTCAGGCAATATATGGTTTGAATCCTCAAGGGAATTCTGATAATAAGTCTAATGCAGATATGGTCAAATATTGGACTAAAGCAAATTATGATTGCGAGATGAAGACTAAAATAAAACTACAGAAATTACTTCCTCAGCAATCTTCACTTACACTTGAAAAATCTATATGAATCAAGATGATGAGCTAAAAGCAATGTTTAGCGATGATGAGACGGCAGTCATTGAACATGAACCTGCCCCTCCTCCAGCAAAAATCGAAGCACCCAAAGATGAGAAACTAGATACTGACTTCGAATATGCTAGAGATAATATGTACCAAGCGATGGAGATGCAGAATGAGGCAATGTCTGAGATGCTTGAGGTAGCAAAGGCATCAGGCCACCAACGTGCATTTGAAGTTTTTGGTTCAATGTTTTCTCAGTTTACGGATGCTCAAGTAAAGTTGATGGGCATTCACCAACAGAAGACTAAAATAGAACAGGTTGAAGGTAAAATGCCAACCACAACAAATATTCAACAAAACCTTGTTGTTGGCACTACAAAAGATTTACTCAGAATGGTGAAAGATAAATGAGTCAAAAACATTATGTAAGCAACCCTTTGATCAAGGCATCAAATCAGCAACAAGAGTTTACTGAAGAGCAGATTAAAGAGTACAAGAAATGTCACGCAGACCCAATATATTTTATTGAGAAATACATTCAAGTGGTCCACCTTGAGAGAGGGTTGGTGCCATTTGAACTATACGATTTTCAAAAAAGAATGGTTAGCACCTTCCATGAGAATCGTTTCACCATTTGCAAAGTTGGCCGACAGTCAGGTAAGTCAGTTACAGTTATAGCGTATATTTTGTGGTATTTACTTTACAATGAGAATGTTAGTGTTGCTTTACTTGCAAACAAAGCAGCAACGTCTCGAGAACTTTTAAGTAGGATGCAACTCGCTTATGAAAACCTCCCATGGTGGCTTCAACAAGGAGTCGGAGTCTGGAACAAAGGTTCATTTGAACTGGAAAATGGTTCAAAAATTATTTCTTCTGCCACTAGTTCTTCTGCCATTCGAGGTAGTTCTTTTAATATGGTATTTCTCGATGAGTTTGCATTCGTGGAGAACAACTTAGCAGAAGATTTTTTTAGATCGGTGTTCCCAACTATTTCCTCAGGTGCATCGACAAAACTTATTATCGTCTCAACTCCATACGGAATGAACCACTATTACAAAATGTGGAAAGAGGCATCAGAAGGTAGATCTACTTTCGTACCAATCGAGGTACACTGGTCTGAGGTACCAGGCAGAGATGAAACATGGAAAGAAGAGACTATCAAAAATACATCGATCGAACAGTTTAGACAAGAGTTCGAGACGCAGTTTATAGGATCAGATGATACCCTCATCAACCCTGATGTTTTACAAGCATTGAAATGGGAAAGACCAAAATTTCAAAAATCAAATCTAACCATTTACGATGAACCCAGTACCAACTTTACTTATGCCCTGACAGCAGATGTTGCCTTGGGCAAAGGTAGAGATTATTCTGCCTTTATTATATGGGATGTCACGCAGATTCCATATAAACTGGTGGCAACGTACAGGGATAATTTAATCACCCCACTGGTGTTTCCGAATGTCATTTTTAGTTTGGCGAAGCAATATAATAATGCTTTTGTGCTAATCGAAGTTGATGGATCAGGAGCACAAGTAGGTGATATTTTACGATATGATTTAGGATATGAGAACCTTATAATGACGTGGAATGCAGGTCGTAATGGTTTACAAATATCAAGTGGATTTAAGAAATCCGCAATCATGGGTATTAAGATGACACATCCCGTTAAAAATATGG